ATCTGGCAACCAGCGCCTGAGCTAGGTGCTCGCGAGTGGATTCGGAACGGTAAGCGCATTCTGATCGGGCTCTACCGTGATGAAGGACGCGAGACTCAAGCTCAACCGTACACTGCTATGACTTGGACTAGGTCATCCGCTGTGCTGACTGTAACATGCGCAAAAGCGCATCATCTAGCCGTAGGCGACCCTGTATCTCTTGAAGGAATTAACACCCCTGGGTTCTCAACAGCAACTGTGACTTCTGTTTCAGGTCTTACATTTCAAACGATCACAGCCATAGTAGGAGCTACATCGGGCGCTGGAGTTTATGCTCCCGAGAAGCTAATCAACTTTGTTGAAGATTATGTAGTCTTCAGGCTCTTGCCTACGTTTCGGCCTGTTAGCATCGCGACAGTCCTTGAAATCCTAGACGGTGCGGATCCGTTACATTCACGTAAGCAAGTCAATCTAACTAACATTACAACCGGCGATGTACAGCAAACAACAGAGATTACGACTCGTACAACCTCCGCTCTCTATCGCAGGCATCGCCAACAGCTTGACGAGCTCAATAAGCCGCTTCGGCAAACATATGACGCGCGTGGGCGAGTCATTAAGCCGGATCTAAGATTTAGCAAGCATGCAAACGCAAAGCTGTATGTAAACGTGCCCATGGTAAATCAGCATGATCCTATCCCTACAGCAAACAATAGCTTACCCGTCCACGATTTTTACGGCTTTGACTTAAACGATCCTACCAGAGGCCCGTTCTATAGGTCTGACATCGTAAAGTATGACAACAGCTCAGCTGTTGGTCTGTCACGGTTCATGAACAACGGTTCGACAGTCTATGCTGGCATTATTCATGATGTATTTGGCGACTACGTAGTAGGCGCTCGTTCAAATAACACGTTAATCACTCGCAAGCCAGTTCAACCGCTGCTTGTTGATCATCATAACACGCCGTATAAGCGGCCGATTGGGAGAGGCTAATGGCTGATGCAGATTTTAAAGTAAGACTTACTGGTCCAGGCGGTGCAGTTGTATTTGAGGCCTCTGCCCCGTTAAGCGAGTCAAGACAAGCCGAATACAACGGCTTTGACATCACGCATCTACCTACAGCGTTGATCAGCTATCGAAAAACCACAGCTCGTAACTTTAGCATTTCGGGTAAGCTTGTCTCGCGCACAGCCGATGAGGCTGCCGCTAATGCCAGCATCTTAGATAAGATTCGCTCGTGGATTTTGCCTGACTTTGGCTCAACGGGTGCAGCGCCGCCAATCTTGACCCTCTATGGTTATCGAAACCGTAACATTGACGGTCGCCGCGTAGTAATCAAGTCATACAACTGGTCATTCCCTGATGACAACGTTGACTTCATTTTTTCAGGAACCGCCGATCAGCAACCAATGCCTGTCATAGGCATGCTGCAGGTAGATCTTGAAGAGATCTATTCAGCAGAAGAGGTCTCTCAAGGTGAGTGGAAGATGAAAGGCCTTAGCAGCAATGCGGGTTCGTTTGCCTTTGGTAACCAAGAAAAAGGCGACTCATTTGACCTGACCGATCAGTTCGGGCTTGGGCGCACCGACCCGTTAGCGACGCAGATTCCATCAGCCTCAAATCTTTCATCTGTAATGTCGGCTTTGCAAGACGGAAAGCCTACAATACCAGGTGTAATAGCCGGAACAATAGCTCGTACTTTGGGCACAGCCGCGCTTAATAGCCCAGTTGTCAAAGAGATTACTAGGGCTTTACCTCCTGTGCTTAAAAATATCTTTGTAGGCGGAGCAAACGTTGCTATTAGCGAAGTTGGTAAAATTGTGACAGGAACCGTATCAAGCGTAACTCGACCATCATCGGTAATCGGTTTTAACCGAGAAACGCCGTTACCTGCACCAGGTCCGATAGGAGGATAACATGGTTACAACTACAAATGCTATTGGTAGTGATGCATCCGTAAAGGACTCAACCACTAATCAGCTAAACGGACGTTATGTAAGAGGCGGTGAAACTGAAGTTTCAGCTCGATTTGTCGAGTGGTGGGAACGTTCAGACATTCAACATGATACAACGGATACAGCATACGTGCTCGAAGCAAAGTATGTTGGCAGGCCTGATCTATTAGCGCATGCATTCTACGGTGACACAAGGTTAAAATGGGTGATCATGCAGTATAATGACATCTTAGATCCAAGCGCTGAGTTAATTGCAGGGCGAATTTTGTTAATGCCATCGTTAAGTAAAGTTAACTCAGCATTTGCGGCTACCACGGTAGGTGGTAAGCCTACGACAGCTATAGGGGCATAATGTCAATTCCAGCAAACCCGCTTGATAAGTATGCATCATATGTTTATCATTTTGAGCTGCACGCAGCTGATAGCTGGGATAAGCTTAAAGATCTATCTGTAAAAGATGAAAATGCAGCAACGACCCGCTTTGATCCAGGCGGTTCAAAAGGCACGCTGCTAATCAATACGCGTAAAGACGCCCATCAGCAGATAGATGAAGTTAAGTTCCATGCGATGGCTGAGGCTTCAGCATCGACTGAGCTTTTGATCCCTATCAGCTTAGTGTCAATGACGGTTACAGAGCCAGGCGGCTTTTCATTCATTGAAAAGCTTGACAACTTACGCTCCGACTTTCACGTTAGGTCTGTTACATCTGATGGGTTGATCTTCTTGCTTAAGATCATCTTTGTTGGTAGGTTCATCGATAACACTATCGAGACTGTTTCGGCTAAGCTTATCCCGATGGTCTTACGGTCTGAGATGACGGCTAGCTTTAACGAGAAGGGCGGTGTTTACAACATGATGTTTACGTCAACGCACGGGCTAGCCGCTACAGATGATCCGATGTCGGGTGCGCCGATGAACTTTGGCTATGTGAAGCGCGCCATCTCTTTCTATGCTAATACTGTCGAAGAAGCGTTAAAGCTGTTAGAGCGGAAGCTAACAGAAGGTTATGAGGAGCTTTATAAGTTTGAAGGTGAAACAGATACAGGGAAGCCTATAACTTATAAGATCACTTATGATCCTGAAATCAAGGGTCCACTTAACTCGCTTAATAAAGCGACGCTTGATAAATCCGAACCTGTCTTCTTTACGTTTAACCCACAACTTCAAATTACGTCATATGTAAATGAAATTTTTAGATGCTGTAGTCCACTACAAGAAAAAATCGGGGCGTCAAAAGCAGGATTACAAAAAGAAGGTCATCCTGGTGTATTCATTCCATTGATTCAACCACGAGTCATCTATCATGATGATAATGTTGAAATCAACATTCACATAGCTGTAAATCGTGGTGGTATGCAGGATTCATACATCTTTGAATATTACTTTGCCGACCCTGGGAAGAATGTTGACATCATGAGCTATGACGTTAAGTTCATGTACGTAGGTTCGTGGTTGCCAACTAAGATCAATACAGGACATGATTGGACTACTAATAGAAGCGGTAAGCTACCAGCAGCTGATCCTAAAGTTTACGGTCAGAATATTCTTCCTGAGGGTGATAAAACTGTATCAACCAACTATGTTCCGGTGCAAAAGTCGCCAGTTGCGTTGCAGAAGAACGACATTCGGTTTCAAGCAAGCACGACAACTAGCGACCGTGTTGGGCATAATAGCATGCCCTATCATACTACACCTAGCATCCGGCTTGCATCGGACGCGCTAATGGACTTCCAAACAGCAATTGCTACACAGCAACAGTTTGAAATTCGCGGGAATCTAGACTTACTTAATGGCAGCGCTTATTATCCTGATGGTGGACATATTGGAAAGCTTTATGCAGGAAATAATATCTGGATCAAAGTTAACATCTATATGCCAGACAGCACCAGCGCAACAGGAAAACGACAATTCTTCTATACTAACTACTATAAACTGCTTAGCATTGAAAATGTTTTCAGCAATGGGCAATTTAAACAACATCTTACTGTAATCATGGTTCCAGAGGTAGAAAATAAGAAATGAAAGAAATCAACCGTAGAGCTACAGGCATTACAACCTATGGCAAATTCCTAGGTATGACAATCGGCGTTGTTAAAAATAACGCTGATCCTATGCATCACGGCAGGTTGCAAGTTTACGTGCCTGCATATGACGCCATTGATTTCAAGGTAGAAGACCTGCCTTGGGCTAGTTATATTTCACCATTCGGCGGCGCTGTAGCAAACTTTGCTGTAGGACGTGAGCATGAAGCCTTGCCTGGAATTTCAGGATACGGCTTTTGGGCTATTCCTAAGAACAATGCACAAGTGCTGATCGGTTGCATCGACGGCAACCCTGAAACTCGTTTTTGGGTCGGTTGTCTTTACATGCCCGAGCATAATCGTACGTTGCCTTCGGGTATTGACGGTGTGACATCTGAAATTGACGAGTCAGGGTTATATCCTCAGACTGACTTTCCTCATATGCAGAAGCAACTTTCTGCTGCTGGCCTTTGGAAAGGTTCGGCTCACTTCCGAACCCGCGGCGGTTACGAGCGTTCAGTTTCACACCCGTCAAATAAAAATAAGAATAAGCCTACTGACAATGGCTACGCGCCAAAGCCGCTTGAAAGCGGGAAGGCTGACTCTCAGACAGTTAGCTTGACAACGCCTGGTCGTCACATGTTTGTAATGTCAGACGTTGATGAGCAGTGCCGAATTAGGTTAAAGACAACAAGTCAAAATCAAATCATTCTTGATGATACGAACGAGCGTATTTACATCTCAACGGGTAAGGGTAAGAACTGGGTTGAGATGGATGAAGGCAATGGTCGAATCTACATCTACTCTGACTCTAAGATTAACATCCGGGCTAAGAATGACCTAAACCTTTACTCAGATGAGAACATTAACATTCGCGCCCATAAGCGTGTAATGATTGAGAGCGAGACCAGGTCTTTGCATCTTACAGCAAAGTATGATATCACCGCTAAGAGCACTGCAGCCGATATCTATATCATGGCTAGCAGAGACTTAAAGCTACGAACATTTGACGGTCCAAAAGCCCCAGTACTCCCTGAGGTACTTGGTTGTAAAGGTCCGCCGCTTGATAAGCTGTATCGTTGGCCAGAAAAGGGCGGTTCACCTACAAGCCATATTGAGTTAGATGCAGCTTGGCAGCTAAAAACCGTGTCTGGAAAAAGCACGCTTATTACAGTTAATGATAAAGATGCTTTGGGGTTCAACTTAAAAGTTAATAACAGCGGTCATGTTAAGATTACCGGTACTACGATTCATCACGACGTTGACCTGCTTACATGGAAGCCAGGTCTTGAAACCAACCTATACGAGCTTGAAGGTGTTGATAGCCCATCTAATCAACGCTATGAGCATAAAATTATCGTGCTGCCGGGCGTAACGCCAGCATCTGCATATAAAGGCTTTATCAATCTTGAGTTTCCTATGGCTGGTATGCACTTGCCAGTCGTTGGCGGACATCCTGGCTTGATGATTCTTCCTGATCATGAGTCGTGGATTCGCGATGAGGACATTGTCTGGTGCGTGAACCGGCCTCGTAATGCTAAATACATTGATCCATGACACAAACCTATAAGTTCTACCGCGGTTTTAGCACAAAGTCTTACGAAAGTAAAGGGAAGGGCTTTGTGCTCTATAACGTAGAGCTGATCGAAGAGGACCTCTTTAATGAGCTTTTCACGATTAAGGGTGAACGTCTTGAGATGCCTGACTTTGGCACGCGCATCCCACTGCTGATCTTTGAGCCGAATGACACGCAATCAGCAGACGTGCTAAAGGAGGACGTGACAGCTGTAATTAGTCATGACCCTCGTGTCAACTTAGTTGCGTGTGACATCGTCTCGTCGCCTGACAATCATAGGTTGATCTGCGTCGCAAAGGTGCGTTACATCGAGTTCAACGTTGTCAAAGACCTGCGTATTGAGATCGGGTCGCGATGAAAGTGCTTGACATCTTTGAAAGCGATACAGATTGGTCTGGCGCAAAAGCCGCGTTACTCAAGTTTCAGCAAGAGCTGATTGACTGCGGTGATCCTGATCTCGAAGTAACTATCGAGCAGCCATCAATTATGCTATTGAATGATGCGGTACGTAACATGGGAATGAATCGCGATTCGCTTAACAGAAAGTATTGCATCGCTATTAGTTCAGCTAGCATTAGCCATCGTCAGCTATTATTTTATAAGTGGTTGCATTCGCCTGTACCGCAATATGCGCTTTATGATCCGATAACAGACATACCAGCAAGTCACGAAGCCGCATTTCGTGCGCTGCTTGAAAAAGCTGCTAAGAGGAGTTAGGATGAAGGTAGCAGTAATCTTAGAAGCAGGCGGATCAGTAAAAGCAGCAGCGTTTAAGTTTCAACAAGAGCTGCTCGATACAGGTGGTTCAGAGGACACGGTTGACGTTGAGCTAGTCGAACCTAATAGAATTCTTATTAGCAAAGCTATTCATGAAAATGGCTGCGACGAAGTTATTAGCACCAAAATAGCTTTAATGCTTGATAGTGCGATGCTTGATAAGCCTATAGAGCTTTTGCTTGTATATTATAGAGCAATTGCTAAGTGGGGCCTCTATCATGTGCAAACTGACAGATTCACAACAGATACAGCTGAGATGCTTGAGATCTTGGTTAAGTGGGAGCAAGACGGACGGATGAATGAAAGCGTTGAGATGTCAGCCTCAACAAAGCTTGCTCGGTTTGCTCGTGAGCTAATAGCTCATGGTTTCGAAGCTGAAGTTAAGAACAAGTCAAAGGTAGGCATCGTCAACAGATCGAAGCTCTGCATTCAAGTCAAGGGATACGGGATTAAGGACGAGTTCAAGCTCTATAAGCCGCTTTGGAAGTGGGAGGCCGACCGTGGCGAGCTCGTCGATGTCAAGCATGAACGTAAGTTTGCAACCGTTAAAGAGATGATAGCTAAGCTGAAAGAATTCTATCCTAAGCTGCCTAAGTGCCTGACATATATGCCGCCCCCTGTAAAAGAAAGCGTTGGTCCGACGCTTCGTTCGCGGATCTTCGCGCTTCAGTCAAACCTCATTGAGATTGGCATCGACGTTGGTGACATCAACAAGCATGAAATTACCCACAGCTACATAGCAAATTCAAAAACCTTTACTCGCTACTATTTTCCTATAACGCTGCCAAAGCGTTCAAAGAAGGGCTTTAGCGAAGTTGAACGCTTTCTCATAGTTTTCATTGACGATGAAGGTGAAGGTCTTGTATGCACGACGGTGCTGCGAGCGACAGACGAGCATGAGCATCAAGCGCCTAGATTGACGCTATCAGCAATTACTAAGCAAACAGGCTTAACACGAATTGCGGACTGGGACGAAGCAGCTTCAGGCCAGCAAGACAGCATGGATGACCTGATTAAATGGTTAATCGGCTAACATGAGTAATCGTAAATAAGCACTATGACAAATCGTTTGCTCTACGCCGCAGAAACTTGGACTAAGGTCTATCAAGCTTTCGAGCAGGTTAACTTTACGGCGTATGACTTTGACGCCGTCAAGCAGTCGCTGCTTGACTATCTGAAGCTCAACTATCCTGAGAATTTTACAGATTACATAGAAAGTTCTGAGCTGATCGCCCTCGTTGAGCTCTTTGCATATGTTGCTGAACAGCATGCATACCGCGTTGACATGGCTGCACATGAAAACATGCTACCGACCGCGCGTCGTAAGCAGAACATTCTGCGGCTTGCTAACCTTGTCTCATACACAGCGTCACGTAACTTGCCATTGAGAGGCTTTCTCAAGCTCAACTCCGTTTCATGCTCAGAGGATCTGATTGACTCGCAGGGCAATAACCTTACGAACAAGGTTATCAAGTGGGCTGACTCAAATAATCCGCTTTGGAAAGAGCAATTTCAGCTTGTAATGAATCGCTTGCTAGTAACACAGCTAGGCGCGCCGTTCAAGTCGACGCAGGTAGACGATGTCATCATTCAACAGTATGAGATGCTTAATCTCCTCGAGTCAGAGGCAGATGGTACCTCATTTGTCAATGGCACGTTACCCCTTTCGATTAGCGTAAACGGACAGGATTTGAAGTTTGAGATTGTCCCCGCTGACGTTGATGATTTTGGAGTGTTTGAACGTGAACCGAATCCTAACCAGCACTTTTCGCTGGTTTACAGCGATGACGGTTACGGTGACACATCTGAGATGACCGGCTTCTTGATGTACTTGAAGCAAGGTTTGTTACAAAAGCTACCGTACACTTTCACCTCGCTGTTGCCTAACCGGGTCATTGACGTTGACTTGCCTAACATCAACGACGTTGACGTGTGGCTGCAAGAGGTTGATTCGACTGGTAACATCTTGTATAATTGGGAGCAAGTTAGCGCTGTCAACGGCTCAAACCTAGCATTCAACACAATCACGAACCAGAAAAAGTTTGAAGTTGAAACGCGCGAGAATGATCAGATCAGGCTCGTATTTGGGTCAGGTGACTATGCTGAAATTCCAATCGGTTCGTTCAATATTTGGACTCGTACATCTACAAGCGGTAACATTACAGTATCAAAGGCTGACTTGCAAGATAGGTCCGTTACGTTTGCTTATAATTCAAAGCAAGGTAAACGTGAAACTTGCTCGTTGTCATTCTCGTTAACGGCAGCTCTTCAAAACTCTGCGGATGCAGAGGATTTTGAGCACATTAAGCAGGCTGCTCCAGCTGTCTACTACTCCCAAGACCGTATGGTCAATGGGCAGGACTACAATAGCTTCCCGTTGCAAGATTCGTCTATCCTCAAGCTAAAAGCGGTTAACCGTACCTTTGCAGGTCAGCCGAAGTATATCGAGTGGAATGACGCGTCGACTAAGTATCAGAACATTAAGCTGTTCGGCGATGACGGTCGAATGTTCTTTGACATTGGCGCAGGCGCAGCTACTTATAAGGTCTCGGCGCGAACATTCATCGACCAAGTGCTTGAACCGGCGTTATCCCAGCCAGGGGTGTATAACTTGATTAGCTATGCATTCAGCCAATCAGTGTTTCCGCTTAACGTCGCATACATCAGACCTCGTATCAAGTTCATCGAAGACTTTACTCAAGGCGTGCAAGAGAAGACAGCCATTCAGGGCGCTCTCGACCGTCACTGGTACGGTGAACCTGATCGTTTCGTGTACTTAGGTCCGGACCTCACTGAAACAACGCCGCTCCTTGCCGTTCATGGCGTCGTGGATGCCGATACTGATAAACGAGTCTATGATTCTACATTAAAGCTAGTTACGTCGTCTGGGAGCACCTACACGCTTGTGTCTTGGCCTGGCGCTGTCTCAGGTGTGCAGAACTTCGTTTCACGCCAGCGTCGGTTCGGCTTGAAGTTTAACCCAAATCGTGTATTTGCGTCACAGCTGGTGATTAACCCAGCTAATGTTATCACGGTTTCGGACATTGACACGTTTACAGCTGCTGACGTGGTGCAGACAGGCACAGCTGATGTATACACCATTGAAATCATTGATTCGACAGTTGGCACATTTAGTGTTTACAGCAAAGCTCATGGCTTACAAACTCCGGGTGTAGTTGCTGAACCGTACAACAATGGCCTGATCAGCTTTACATTGGGCTTTCCAGCAACAGCCACGTCAACAACGCTTGTCGACGGCGATGCATTTATCATTAACATCACAAGCACGCTTGGGGTGCTCGAACCTGCCGTATATAAGCGCAACTTGCTTGGCACCTATGACCTCATCGATGAAGCCGCGC